GTCTTCGACAACGACACTGTTCCGAAGGAGGTCTTGACCGACTCAAGCCCGAGGGCCTTCATCTGGTCTTTGATGGCGAGGCGCACTTCAGTGCGGGCCTCTTCAAGCTCGGCAAGTTCAGCGTCGAGCTTCTCTTGCTTGGCCTTGATCTTTGCGTGGATGGCGACCAGCTTGTCCAGCGGGATCGCTTCGTCGGCGGGCGCTACGCCCACCTCTTCGAGGTCTTCAGTCATTTGCTTTCTCCTAATGTTTTTGTCTAGCGTTGGACAGTTTACATGGTTTTTATCTTGGTGCAACCCCCTTTCAAGAATTTATTTCAAGCGTGAACATCTCGGTCAAAAGTGTGCTGTCACTAACTTTCGCCTCGAGCGCCTTGAACATCTTCTTCTCCACAGGGGAGCCTTGGATGTGGATAACTGTCACCTTGTCGGAGTTCTGTCCCTTGCGGTCAGCACGGGCAATACATTGGATGTACTGCTCAACGCTCATCAGTGGGCCGTAGAACACCACGGTGTCAGCAGCGGTTAAGGTAATACCGTGGGCAGTCGCTTGCGGTTGCATGACCAGAATCTTCGGGTCCGGGTTTGTTTGGAACCTGTGGATAATGTCGGCCCGTTTGGTTGCTGTCACGCCGCCGTGGATGCACTCGTTGGATATGCCTTTGCTGGTCAGGTGCTTCTGGATTGTCTCGATGGATGCGCGGAACAACGCGAACACGATCACCTTGCGGCTCGTCTCCTCCAGCACCTCCTCCAACACGCCAAGCCTTGGCGCAGCGTCGAACTCCACCACCTCCTTCGTGTCAGTCAGCGCAGCACCGCACGACACCTGAAGCAGCTTACTCAGCATAGCAGCGACATTGACCGCTGTGATGACTTCCCCTGCGGCTTGCACCAGCATCTGGTCTTTGAGCAGGTTGTAGTACTTGGCTTGCTGCGGTGTGAGCGGAACCTCTCGCGTCATGGTGATGACTGGTGGCAAGTCGAGGCATTGGTCTTTGGAGAACCGGATCGCGGGTTGCAGTGCGTTGAACACTTTCTCCTTGGAGTCCTTGGATGGCGACCACTTGTACATGGTGACCTTGTGCATCACCGCATCACGCCAGCCTGTGAAGAACATCGGCACGTTGTCGGGATTGACCAGCTTGGCCAAGCCGTACGCATCAGCAGGGGACTGCGATGCTGGAGTACCTGTCATCATCCACAGGTGCGACGATGGTGTCATGATGGACTTGAGCGTCTTCCAACGCTTGGTGGTCACGGTCTTGTAGGCGTTGGCCTCGTCGACAATCACCAGATCAAAGCGGCCATCGTTCTTGATCTCGTCTGCAATCAGGTTCAACCCGTCGTAGTTGCAGATCACGAACTCATAGTCCTGCTGAATCATCTCGATACGGCGCGATGCCTTGGCATGGTGCGCCACGATTGCTGATCTGTGGATGATGGAGTTGTTCAAGTCACTGAGCCATGCCGAGTGCATGATCGACAGTGGGCACAGGATAAGCACACGCCGCACAAAGCCAAGCGTCATCAAGTAGTCAGCAGCCCACAGCGCAGCAAGGGTCTTGCCAGTACCGGGGTCGTTGAAACAAAACGCACGCTTGTGCATCGTGAGGAACGATGCCGTCTCCACTTGGTGCTGCATCGGCTTGTATCGACCGGGCCATTTGTAGCGGCGTGTGATCGGTGACTGAATCTCTTTCACTCCGAGGTTCTTCAGAACACGCGCTTCGTCCAAGCCCCAGTACACAGCAACATCGTAGCCGCCATCATCACGCTCGATGACTTTGTGCTTGGGGATGATCTTGTACTTCTCGGGGTTGCGCGTTCTGAAGACGACGGCTTTGTCGTCGATGATTTCCACTGCTCTCTCCTAGTTTTATTTATCGCTCATGTTGGCTTTGGGACTGCGCAGTCGGGTGTTGCCCGGCGTTGACTTGCCTCCCGCACGCAAGGGCTTGATGTGGTCGATGTGTTTGCCTGCTCTATCCACACCCTCCTTGTCGTACTTACGACGCGCTCGCTGGCGCTCGACCTGATCGGCTGTTTCGCCGGATTCTTTTTGCAGCTTGTAGGCATGCTTGTAATTCCTCTTACCGTTTACTTGTGTCATGTTGTTGCTCCGATTGTTTAAGGTTCTTTAGTTTACGCAGGTACTTGTGGAACGCTGAGTACATGTCATTTTGCACTTTCGGTGTGGCGCAAGCCTCCGTGTCATGTACTGTCAGCGTCAGGTGTTTTAAGTCCGGCGAGTGCCCAAACGTGAACTTATCTGACATCTTCAATCCCTCTTCTTGTTGAACTCGCACGTCTTGACGACGCACCAACCACATAGCGGAGTGGGTTTTGGATTCCACACACCGCTCTCATGCGCCTGTTCAATGCGGGCGACGCGTGCCCGATAATCCCACCAGTACTCCTCGGACTCACCGCGCAGGTAGCTGGCCTTTACCATGTCGTTCTTGACCACGAACAGCAAACCGCCGAGCACCTTGCGAATGTGCGGGAAGTGCACAAACACCATCAGCGCCATGAGCTTGAGCTGCTCCCGGTCCGGGTACTTGTTGTTGCCCGTTTTATAGTCAACAACGTACGCTGTCAAGTTCTCATCGTCGATGATGAGCAAGTCAGCAATACCGCGAACCCATACCTCTTTGTCCATGAATCCGCAAGGGCGGAGATCGGCTGTCACGCCCATCTCGTGCTCACACAACTTGCGACCGGGCTTGGCCTTGAGTGCTTCGAGCGTGTCCTTGACGAACTCAAACTGGGGAGGCAGTGGCTTGTCGTCCTTGATGTAGAACTCAGCCGCCTCGTGTAGCTCCTTGCCGTACAGCGTTGCTTGCGTGTCAGTGAACGGGTAGTTCTTGAGCACCTTCACTTCGTTGTACCGCCGGGGACAGCCCTCGTAATCTTTGAGGGCAGAGTGTGACCATTTAACTGTCATGTGGAACCTTTGTGTTTTGGGCGACCCACTTCAAATGTTCGCCCAGTTCGGTGTACTCCTCGATGGGCACCACGCGAATACCCATCTCGCCGTTTTCACTATGCTGCATCACCAGAACACCAATACCGTAGAGCAAGGCGTTTTGCATCAGTGTGTAGAAGTCTTCGTCTTTTTCCATCAGAACCTCGCAGACTCAATGGCCTTGGCCAGACGGTTGCTGAACTCCTCGACAAAATCCTCGTCGTTGTTGAGCTCGTCGCGGCCCATGCTCTCGAGGATGGCATGAGTGAGCTCGTGCCAGAACGTCTCGTGCAGTGCAGACAGCTTGAGCGGCACACCGTGGTATGACTTACGCGCCAGCGTGATGGTGCGCTTGGCGTAGTGCACCTCGCCCATGTACATGCGATGGCGCAGAGAGTCAGCGATGTCAACGCTGTACCAGTTGTTGCCCACCTTAACTTTCTTGGGCAGTGTCAGTTCTTTCATTTACTTTCTCCTTGGTTAACCTTTTGCCAAACCATAACGGCGGTGCGCACCGACCTCTGAGTTCAGCGGTATGCCCGGCATATAGGTCGGCACAGCAATCATCTGCTGCAACACCCAGTCCGTAGCCTCCTCGACCTCAGCGTCTGGCACGACACAGAGCAATTCATCATGCACTGTGCCTACCACGGGGTACCTTTTAGCAACCCGTAGCATCCCGTCTGTCATCACTACTCGCGCAGTTCCCTGCACGATATTGTTCGTTATCTTACCGGCATACAACTTGGTGGGCTTGACACCCTCCTCACCGTACACCCAATTACTTTGCTTCGTTTTCGTATCGACTAGCCTACGCAGGTTCGGATACTTGAGCGTCATCCCGGAGGGCAACAGTATCTCCTCCTTGCGGAAGGTGACACATTTATACACCACCTCATCGCCGCCGTAAAGCGATTTCTCCAGCAGCCTTGAGCACATGTCCCAGAAGCTCACCACCGGGTGGGCGGTGGAGCGGTAGATGTCGATGATCTTCTTGGCCGCAACGCAGTGAATCAGCAACTCCCGCTCGGTGCAGGTGTGTGGAATCTCTTGGAGCTTCTTGACGTTATCTTCCCAACCAACGAATCGCTCGATGTACTCGGGCGTAACCCCGAGCTTCTTTGCAAACGCCTTGTCGTAGCGTATGGGAGGTGCGCCAAGGAATCCAACGAGAAGCTGGGCAGCGAAAGACGCCCAGCCAAGCCCGTACCCCGCACCGAGTAGCGCAGACTTTGCAGACTGTCGCAGGTCTGGATGGCTTTCTTTTGAAAGGCCGGGTATGTTGAACATCTGAGCGCCGAACGCGGCATAAGCGTCACTGCCAGACCGGAAGATGTCGAGCATATCTTCGTAATCCGCAAACCACGCGAGTACTCGCGGTTCAATTTGCGAAAGGTCCCCAACGACAAGCTGGTTCCCCACCGGTGCCATGATTGCTTTGCGTAAGAACGAACCTCGCTTGAGGTTTTGCATGTTGATTGCGGAACCTTTTGCAGCCGTCCATCGACCCGTTGCCGCGCCGTAGTAGCTAAGAGGGACCGGGAGTGCGCCCCTGCCCGAGATGTCAAGGAAACGCTGCGCTCTTGTACGCTCGGTCGTGGATTTAACCCGAAGACGCGCTTCACAAAGAAGGGCAACGTCCTCACGTTCACCGTTGAGCAGCGTTTGAAATAGCGCGTCATTCTTTGCAAAAGCAAACGCCTCCTTCCCAGTGGTCTTGCTGACTTTTGTAGGGGGAGTGACACCCATCGCAACGAGGACTTGCGCAAACTTATCGTTCGACGCAAGTGCAGTCTCCTCCACGCCGAGCTTCTTGAGTAGTCCTTCACGCTTTTCTCCTTCTTCAGACAGCGCCTTGATGAGCATCTCCCGGTCAAGCACCAGCATGGCGTTGGTGTACATCTTGAGCGTCATGTCGATGAGCCGCAGCTCCTTGGCCGGGTAACCGGGAATCAGTCTTGCAAAGATTTCTTCACAAAGAAACACGTCGTGCTTACAGTATTCGGCAAGTTCGTGTTCGATCGCGTCTGACAGCTCCACGAGACCATTGGTTGAATGGACGGCTCGCCCTTTCTCGGGAAGACCAAAATCTGTTGCAAGTCTGGCGAGACTATTGCCAACCTCCACGCCGCGAAGAGCACGCGCCATTGATAGCGTGTCGAAGATGAAGGCTGGCTGGATGCCGTACCGCCAGCAGAGTATTGATACGTCAAACTGGGCATTATGGGCGAGGACGGCTGTCCTGCTCCAGTTAATTGAAGCGACGTACTCAGGTAGGTCGCGTTCTCCAACCCACACGATTGGATCATCACTTCCATACTCGTGGAAGCAACACCCAAATGCTTTGAATCGAGTATCACGGATGTACTCCTCGGTTGTCAGTTTAGAAAGTGTGTAGTCCTTGGAGTCCCAGCGGGTCTCGAAGTCCACGGCAATGATGCGGTCATACGGGGCGCTCAATTAAACATCTCCTTGGGTGGGGCATCCGATGTGGCTACCTCTTGCACCAGCTCGTTGGCACGGCTCAACATCTCGGCGCACTCGAACTCTGTTGCGCCTGCGCTGAACATCATCAGGTTGTCGTCACGGGAGATGAGCACTGTTGCCATCACCCCATCATCGGCGTAGCAATCTGCCAAGTTCACAAGCAGCAGGGCGAAGTGCTTGCGCTTGGCTGGGGAGAGAGCCATCAGCATCTCCATCGACTTCTCCCAGTGGTCTTTTATTTCTTTGTCCATTGCAGTAACTCCTTGAGGTTATTCATGTTGTCTTCGTTGATGACAAAGGCCAGCCCCTTGGCTGTGCGAATGGCATTGAGTTCGCGCTCTTGTAGCGCTGTGGTCTTGCCCTTGCCTGCCTTGCACTCGATGGCAAGGAACAGGCCGTTGTAGCAGGCAATGATGTCCGGGATACCGGCACGCCCCATCCCCGCTTGGAAAGGAGAGAAGTGGTACACGCCCATCTCGTCCAGCGTCTTCTTGACGTGGGTCTTAACTTTCTTCTCGGGGGTGTCGGCCATGTCAGAAGCCCCGCACTTCTTTGAGTTTCTGCATGTAGTGCAGCGCCTTGCCTGCATCATCGCTGCCGTCCTTGCGCCCAGCACGCAGGCTGTACTTGATGATGTTGCCCTTGAGGAACCCGATGAACTCGGACTCAGTCATCACTGCTTCCATGATGTGCCAAGGCTGAATGGGCATGTCCTTGTAGTGGTTGCCGCTGACTTGGATGTCGTCTGCGGATGTACCGTTGATGCCTTGGTTGAGTGCGGATGCCTTGAGCATGTGCTGGAGTTCCTGTTCTTCTTCGGGGGTCAGTGTTGGGGCGAGGTCGAGTTCCATTTGGTTCTCAGTTGGAATCGGTTTCATTTTGCTTTCTCCTTCGTTTAAGTTCAGGTGGGGGACAGTTCTCTGGGGGCACTACTACGCACCATATGGCGCTGGGTCTACCAATACCGCCAAAGCGTGTCCACCTGTCGATGTATGCGTCTGGCATGGTCTTGAGTAGGCGGCGCACGTTCTCTGGTTCCCGGTGCGTGGTGTTGGCAATTGTGCCCACATCCATCCCGTCTGGGGTGCTTCTTAGCAGTGCGCGTATTGAGTGCGTTGCGTTGGTTCTCATTACAGTTCGTGTTTGTTTGGCGAAGGTTTCACATTAGGATGAGCGCGACTGAAAATACCAAACTGTTTGTATGCAATCAGCTCGGCTTCTTTCTCGTTTTTTGTTTTCACAAGTGTCTGGATTGAGCCTGACATCTTACCCACAACTCGCTGGGATTCAACAAAGTCGGTGGCAATTTGTGAGCCGCTCTTACCGTCTGCTCCCTTGGCACGGAAGGTGTGGTCAGCCATGAAGATGCTGTCGCGTTGGTGTTCAGCCCAGTGGAAGGGCGAGTCGGGGTGGCAGTTGCAGGTGCGTTTTTTCATGGGGCCTTTCAGTACAAAACAATTTCGTTGGGGGTCGTATCTTACGAGGTCGAGAACTTTCATGCTTCCCTCGCCTTCAGCATGGCGTCTGCAATTTCATAGGCGACTTTTGCACTTGCAATTGCGTGTCCTTTAAGGTCTGAATGGCTGCGTGCATTGCAGATGCCTTCTATCGCCTTGGCCGCAAAGTAGTCGCGCAGGGTCATGCCGTTTTGTGGCGTCCCTATCTCAATGAATGGCGTCTTTGGAAACGCTGGCCCACCTGTGTTTGTATTGCTCATGCTGTTGCTCCTTCTGTGATAACCCACTGGGTCTTTGGTTTCTTGTAGTGTGTGCCCCACTTCACACGGTCCTTGGGGTGAGGGCAGTCGTCTGGTACATGCACAGCGACCCATACCTTCTCGTACTGGCCGCGCTTGCCCACGCGCCAGCGGTCAACATACACATCAGGCATAGCCCTCAGTGATGTTCGTACATTGGCAGGGTGCATCTCCAGCAGTTCGGCGATCTCAATCGGTGTCATGCCACTCGGCCTTGTGCGTAGCAGGGTGCGGATTCTTTTCTGGCGG